ATACAGTGGTCTATGTGACCAGTCAGCCCCGTCGTGTGCAGATTACAGATATGACCATTATGGCCAATCAACAGGCGACTGGATTTATGGTTCATAAAAAGTAAAAAATTTTCCTCGAAAGTTACAAATTTCTGTAACTTTTTTTGATTTCCTGCGAATAGATAAGTAGGAGGATGAAAAATGTATAATAAAGTTATCATTATCAATTTGACTAAAATACAAAAATAGCGCTAAACCCTTAAAAGTCTAGCGTTATCGTCATTTCTTCTTTGGTTACAACAATTTCATTTACGACAGATTTTACAATTTTTGAAGCATCTTCATAACTCAATTTTTCGGGGTTAAAATCCTTTAAAAGTCTAGCAAGTTTTCGTTGTCGTAAATTGATTGTGTTTTTCTTTTTGCTTTTAAGTTGTTCTTCCAAAAACGCTTTTTCGATTTTTAGCTTTTCGTTTTTTGCATTGAGTTCTTTTCGTGTGATGATCTCGTCCAAGTATAATTCAGTCAGTTTTTCAAGTCTGTTATTTAGTTTTTTTAGTTGTTCTTTTATTTCTTCAACTTTCATTGTTTCATCATTTTTAGCAAGCGTTTCTTTGCGATACTTCGGTTCGAGTTTTATTTTTGATAATCTTTCAATAACCTTCTCTTCCAGCTCTTGTTTATCATACCATTTTGAGTTACATCTTTTTGACTTGTCTTTATCAAACCTATGTCTGCATTGATAGCGTTGATAGGCTTTCCCTTTTCGATTTTTTGAAGTAACGTATAGACCTAGCGAACCGCCACAATATCCGCATTTTAGCAAACCAGAGAGCATATATTTTGCCTGGAATGGCCTTGGATTGTTGTTTCTTTTCAGGGCATCTATCTGCCTTTTTTTAAGTTCTAACTGCACAAGGTCAAATAATTCTTGAGAGATAATCGGTTCATGCTGCCCCTCGTATTTCTGCCCTCTATATTTTACGATACCAAGATATGTTTCATTTTTGAGTAAATACTTTGTGATAGTCTCGCCCCAAGGTCGTTTTCTTCCAACGTGGCCTTCAGCGTTTAGGTCTCTAATGATTTTAACAACTGACTTACCGTTTAAGTATTCCTCGTATATCCGCTTGACAATAAGCGCTTGAGTTGGATTGACGGATAAAATGCCCGTTTCTTTTGAATAGTCGTACCCAAAAGGGATTGTCGTCCATGCCATCGTTTTTCCTTTTTTGGCTCGTCCTTCTTTACCTAAAATCATTCTTTCTTTTATCTGTTCACGCTCAAGCTGGGCGAATACTGAAAGCATACCAATCGAAGCTTTGCCAAAAGGAGTGGAAGTGTCAAAGTTTTCTTGCAAGCTGATAAAAGCAACGTCATTTTTCAAAAATACATCTTCGATTAAAAAAAGCGTGTCTTTTTGGCTACGGCTCAAGCGATCTAACTTGTAAACTAGCACAATATCAAATCTTTTTCTTTTTGCATCGTTTATCAAGCGCTCTAGTTCAGGTCTTTTTGTGTTTGAACCAGAAAATCCACCATCAACATAGACATCGTAGATTTTCCAGTCTTTGATTTTGCAGTAGGCTTCCAACTTGTCTTTCTGCTCATCGATTGAGTAACCTTCTTCAGCTTGATAAGAAGTTGAAACCCTGACATATATTGCCACCTTATTCGTTGTTTTCATTGAATTTGTACCCCTTTTTTGATAAAATAGGTACAAGAAAAGACATCATGCGAGGTTATCTCCATGAAAATCCTTTCTTGTAATTACCAGCCTCACGCTCAGAGTCGCCAAACTTTGAGAGCGTGGGGCTTTTTTGTTAGATTAGATTGAACTAAACAATGATTTTACCATTTGCGTCAGGTGTCTTGAATAGAGCTAAAAACCCTTGAATCATGCCAAGAATAACGGAAATGCCAGTTACAAGCAATATCAGGTAAAAGAACCCTTTGCCATTATATCCAGCGTAAAAATGGTGAGCACCAAATCCGCCAAAGAATATAGCCAATAACACATACACCCATTTATTTACATAATGTAGACCTACTGCAGTTGTTTGTGTATTTACCACTTGCGACTGATTTTGAACAGCGTTATTTTCGTTGACGATATTGATGTTGATTTTATCATCTTTCTTCTGTTCTGTTTTAATAACGATTATTTCATCGTCAACTTTGTGGATTTCGACCTCATCCCCTATTTGCGGAACAAAGTTTAATTCAGATGGATTTACTTTGATGTATTCTTCATTATGTGCGATAGTAACTTCTGTTCCAGTTACTTTAACGATTTTAGCCATTATTTTATATCCCTTTCTTAATTCCGCTAAATTTTTAAACCTTATAAATATCTACGACTTCCCCGATTGTTCGAATGTCGTCATTTTCTGTTAGATGGATTTCTTCGTACCCACTATTTAAACTTTGCAAGTACCAGGAACCGTCATAGTCTCTTTTTAGCTTTTTAACAAAGTTCTTGCCGTTTATCTGGAAGATGCCGATTGAGTTGACATCAATTTGACTAGCTACTCTGATAAATAATAGATCGTTATCTTCTATAAGTGGCTCCATTGAGTCACCTGCTACCTTAGCAATAGTGTCATACTCGTTAGGGACGTCATTGGCTCTGAGCTTAACTTCCATGTGTAGATTGTCTTCTTGGAAAGTACCATGACCTGCAGCAACCAAGCCCTCTACATAATCAGTAATGTAGTCCTCGTCATCTTGAGACTTGTTAAAAATAGAAATAATATTAGAGTTTTCTTGCTCCTCAAGTTGGTCTTTAGCGTAGCTAAGGACTTTTTCTTGTCTAGGTTGTTCTAGTTGGTTGTAGATGGTTAGGATTTCAGGTTCGTCCTTAGATGTCTCTAAGAAATAAGAAAATATTTCAGGTCTAATACCCAAAGCTGAACAAATTTTTATAGCATTTTCCACGTTAGCATTCATTATTCCTCGTTCTAATATAGAACGAACAGTTGAATAAGGCATGCCATTTTCTTCTGCAAAAGATTTTACAGAACTATAACGAGAAAGAATTAGTTGCTTTAGTTTTTCTTCGTTCATGGTTACCTCTCTTTCTATTTTTTATTATACCACACGATTTTTCGTATGTCCATAAAAAAAAGAAAGAAAAATACGATTTTTAGTGTTGACAAACACGAAAAATAGTGTTAAACTTGTGTCAAGCTCAGATGAGCTTAATTTTAAAAACAAAAACACGAAAAATCGTGTTAGAAAGGAATGCTATGTTAAATATCGATAAAGCTCGAAAAGAAAAAGGTGTAGCGATCGTAGATATGGCCGATTATTTGGGTGTGAGAGCTCAGACGGTAAGCGACAAAATTAGTGGCACTTATGATTTTAAGTTTACTGAAGCTCTCGCATTACAACAAAAATTTTTTCCAGAATACGATTTAGAATATCTTTTCACTAAAGCAGTTGAAACTGCTTAATTTTAAAACCAAAAACACGAAAAATCGTGTTAGAAAGGAATGCTATGAACGAACTCATCAACGTAACTCTGAATGACAATCATGAGCCTGTTGTTTCTGGAAGACAACTTCATGAAGCTCTGGGAGTCAAAACAAAATATGCCGACTGGTTCAATAGAATGATTGAATACGGCTTTACAGAAAATCAAGATTTTTTGCTTCTCAAAAATGAGCAGCAAACAGGACGAGGGGGTCACAACAAAGTTGACCACATCATCAAGCTAGACATGGCCAAGGAAATTGCTATGATCCAGCGGACGGAGAGAGGCAAGCAAGTCCGACAATACTTTATACAAGTAGAGAAAGACTTTAATAGCCCTGAAAAAATCATGGCAAGAGCATTGCTCATGGCTGATCAGAAAGTCCACAAGCTGGAGGCTCAGATTGAGGTTGACCGTCCTAAGGTGCTATTTGCGGATGCAGTGAGCGCTAGTAAGTCATCTTGTCTGATTGGTGAACTTGCTAAAATCCTGAAACAGAACGGCATTGATATTGGACAAAACAAACTCTTTCAGTGGCTACGAGCCCATGGTTATCTAATTAGTCGTCGTGGAGAGTCTTGGAACCAGCCAACTCAGAAAAGCATGCAGTTAGGTCTGTTTGAATTGAAAAAGACAAACATCAACCATGCTGACGGTCATACCACTGTCAATACAACAACTAAGGTCACTGGCAAGGGCCAGCAGTACTTTATCAACAAGTTTCTTAATCAGGAATATTTGACAGGATAGAAAGGGGCGAATATGAAAGAACTAGAATGGTTTTACTTTGCTATCATTGTCAATACTATCATTGGTTTTGCTACGTACTACGCTAGCAAAAGAGATAGAAAAAAGCGCATCGACGAGTATAAAAAAATACAAGATGATGAGCTTGAAAGAATTAGAAATAAATTTAATTTATGATTTTTTAGAGGTCTTTTGAATAAATTTTTTATTTAGGTTTTGTTTGTGACTATTTGCTTTATCAGCTAATTTTAAAGCTTTGTCCAAATCAACCTCGCCTGCTAAAACCTTGTAGGCAAGATCATTCACCTTCATAGCCTTGTCGGTTTCGGCATCGAGTTGGGACACTTTCTCAAGTTCTTGCAACCGTAATTCATGAGCTTGCTTGACTTTTTCAAGCTCCAAGGCATGTTGTTGTATGAGAGTATCGATCTGATAATGAAATTCTCTTTCGAGTTTTTCAACAATATGTGAATGTTCTTTAGCTTGTTTTTCAATCTCAGCTTTATTGTTAGCCTTAGATGCTGCATACGACCATAACCCTGAGATTATTGCAAGAATGACACTAATTGCAGGTTGAATAAGAACTTGATATTCCATAAGATTTCTCCAATCATTTTATTATTTTTATTATACCAAATTTAGAAAGGAGAGCGCATGGCAGATTTTAAAAATTTAGATTGTCAATTTATCTTTCAAGAATGCGACTGAAAATTATACTGCTGTTAGTAATAGCTTTATCAACGATCCTGCGCTAGATTTTACAGCGGTTGGCATTATGATGGTGGTGCTTGCCAATCACCCAAACTGGCAAGTCTATCCGGATGAAATAGCTAAACGAAAAGGTGTTAGTCGAGACACAGTTGATAGCTACTTCAAAATATTAGAAAAAAATAGCTACCTACGAATTGTTAAAAAAGGCATGGGACGTGGTAAAGGAGTTCGTGTTTTCAGATTTTTCTCAGATGTAAAAATATCCGATTTTCAATTTGAAATCATGAAACAGAGATTGAATGAAAGTATATCTAAGTTATCCACAGGTTAGAATTTACATTTCCGATTTTTACAAATCTGTATTTTACAAATCTGTATTTTACAAATCAGAAAATTTAGGCACTAATAAATACTAACTAACAACAAGTATTAAATAACAATAAATATTAACTAACAACAAGTCCTACTTCTCTTAATAAATAAAAAAGAGAAATTTCAAATTTCTAATTGAAAGGAGTAAATATGATACGTCATTATATAACTCATTATGCAAGTGATGGGAAAGATTACGCTGAAGCATGGATCCAAATCAACATTTTTGGAATGAGCTTTTGTTTATGGAAAAAACGTACAACCATTGAACGATTGTACGCATTAGATGAAATCAAATAACAAAAAAAGCACCTGACGACAATCAGGCGCTCAACAAAATTATTCAAGGAAATTATACCACGAAAGGGGTCAAAATGAAAGTCACAGTATATGCTTACGGTCGAAAATTAGAACCAGATGAACCAATTATCATCCCAAAAAATCATCGTTTCTATGATATTTGGAACGGAATTGCAAACGAAATGCTCGACAAAGAGGAAGAGGTAGCTTAATGAAATTACTTACTAAATTAAAACTCAGTCTTGAGGGAATCATCAAGGAAGTGAACCTTGACTGGAGAGAGGTTGCAATCGAGACTAGCAACGACCTTCTTGAAGAGCGCAAACGTCGCTTTGCTTTCGAGCAGGAAAACTACGATTTGAAGCAGGAGCTTGCTGCTTACAAGTATAAAGAAAACTTTGATATCAAGGCTAGACTACAAGGAGGAATGTAGATGTACATTATATCGATCTATGTCAAGAATACTGAAACTGGAAACGAGGATTTCAGTATGATTGGACGTGACTTTTTGCCAATTGGCAAGCAAGATTATTCGGCTACTGCTTTCGAGACCAAAGAAGAAGCTATTGCTTATTTGAAGTCAGCGTCATATGAAGCTGCAGGAACTTATGGCAATGACTGGGAATTTCAAGACAAAACTTCTTCTGGAGTGGAATCCCGTTGCCGAATTTGGAAAGTCGGAGAATAAAGAAAAAAGGAGAATAATATGTTTAAAGCAATTCGCACAATCAAAAAAATCAAACAACTTCAGAAAGAAATGAACGCTTTCAGCCTTGCCTTTCTAGCTCTACAAGATATGGGCTTGATGCCAGAAACTGAAAGAAGCAAAGCAAAGGCTCAAGCAATCCATGATGTAAGCCACGTACTCAAGGACATCTTGGACGGCAAGTCAGTAGAAGAAGCCATGAAACGTCTAGATGTCAAAGTGAAAGCTGAAGAGGTGGAGCAGGAAGATGACCAGAATTGAACTTGAAAACCGTGTGTGGCTTTTGGCTAATCACGAAGAAAAAAACGAATTACTGGATCTTGGGCTAACATCCAAGGCCAGATATGTGAAACGAGTGCTTGAACTTGGAAAGGTGTATGCTCATGTTTGATTATGACAGAGATATGATGCAACCACCCGAAGAGCGAGAAGAACTCGACCCGAGCGAATATGTAGATATCGGATGCGGTCGGTGTCGATATGTGGGTGATGAAGTATGATTGAAGAATTACACGCAGAAATCGACAATTGGCGGTCTGACTATATCCATCTTGGCCGAGAACTTGGGAAAATCATCAACGAACAACAAGACATAATTTTGAAATTGCAAAACAAAAACAGACGCTTAAAGCGTGAAAATTGGAACTTAAAACACAACAGAGGTAGAAGAAAATGACAAATAATCAATTATCAACACAACAGGCTAAACGTGACATTTCTGTCAATGCCCTTGACTGGACATTTGAAGACATCAAACGTTACTTTGATCCTCAGAATTTACTTACTGAGAAACAGGTGGGGCAAGCTTTGTCACTTATCAAAGGGCGTAACCTAAACCCTTTGGCTAACGAGGTCTACATTGTAGCCTATAAAAATCGCAATGGAGGGACAGAGTTCAGCTTGATTGTCTCTAAAGAGGCTTTCTTGAAACGTGCAGCCCAGAGTAAAAACTATGAGGGATTTGAGGCTGGCGTGGTTGCTGTAGATAAAGATGGCGTTATGCACGAACGCAAAGGGGCTCTTATGCTACCAGGTGATACTTTGGTAGGCGGTTGGGCTAGAGTCTATCGCAAAAATTTCAAAGTACCTGTAGAAATTCAGGTATCTCTTGAAGAATACAACAAGAAACAAAGCACCTGGAACAGCATGCCAGCTACTATGATCAGAAAAACAGCCCTAGTAAACGCTCTTAGAGAGGCTTTCCCTGAGGATTTGGGGAATATGTACACAGAGGACGACGGTGGAGAAACATTTGACCGTATCAAGGATGTGACACCTCAAGAGAGCAAAGAGGATGTAATTGCACGCAAGATGGCTCAGATTGAGCAATTTAACAAAGAGCAAGCCAACACAGATCCTGAACCTGCTCAAAGTGAGGAGCCAATCCAGGGCGAGTTGCTAGGCAGTGAACTTGAATATTAGGAGGACAACATGCAAGAATTACAGGTAAAAGTAACACAGGCACAGGTTGAAATCATTGATCGTGAGAAATTTGAACAGAATATCAATGAGGTTGTGACTAAGTATCAAAATTACACAGTTACAGCTGCAACCATCAAGGATGACAAGCAGACACTTGCCGATCTACGAAAATTAGATAAGCAGGTTTCTGATGAACGGATCAGAAATAAGAAAGTCTTATCTGAACCAGCTGACGAATTTGACAAGTATGTCAAGAATGCCATCCAGCCTCTGAAAGATATCATCTCCAAAATCGCTAGTGATGTCAAAGAATTTGAAGATCATCAAAAGGCTGTCAGAATTGACACGGTCAAAGGCTATCTAGCAAACAAATCAGCTGAGTACATGCTGGACCCTCGCCTATTTGATGAAAAGGCCCTTGATTATGTCAAGGCTAGCGATTTCATGGCAGACGGCGTGACGCTTAAAAAAGCCACTATGAAGTCACTTGATGACATGGTCACATTTGAGTTTCAGAAACAGCAAGAATTTGAAAAGGCTAAGTCAGCTATTTCAGGCCTCTGTGCTGAGTATGGCATGACTGACTCACCTTACATCCGACAGCTGAAAGACTTGACTCTTGCTGAGGTCTTTGAACAAATTAAAGCTGACTATGAATTTGAAAAGCAAAAGGAAGAACTCAGACAAGCTCAAGAACGAGCAGAGCGAGAAAGTCAGGAAC